CCTCGTGCCCAGCCCGACAACTGGCGAGAGAACGTACTCGTAGAAGCCGTACGCCGAGTCAAGGAGCGCGAAGATCCGGAGTACGATGACGTGTTCGGCAGCTTGAATAAGATCGCGACACGCACACTGGACAAGATGTCCGAGAAGATCGTGGCCAACATAAAGAAGCGCGACGAGCTGTTCCGCCTGCGAGTCACGACTCTTCTCTTCGATGTAGCAATTACTCAGAGCAGTTATTGTACCCTGATGGCCGATTGTTCGAAGAAGATCGTGGTGGACATCCCGGAGATCCGCGAAGATCTGGCGGCGCAGACGCTTATGTTTCCCAAGCTGTACAACATGACCGAGACGATCACGTATCCTCTAACGAGCGACCCAAAGTATGCCGAAAAGGTCGTGGATTGGATGAAGCTCAAGGACAAACGCCGAGGATACGCGAAGTTCGTGACACAGCTCTTTGTGCGCGAACTTGTATCTGAAGACGTGGTTCTAACGTGTCTCCAGCAGGTGATTGACGATCTGGGGGAGACTGCCCGGCAGGAGAAGACGGAGCAGACGGAGGAAAACACGACGCAGTTCGTGGATTTCCTGTTTGAAAGCTCCAAGGTTCTTCCTTCGACTGCCGTGTCTCTGAAAACCACCATCCGCGAATCAATGAAAGGCCTGCTGGATCTACCACGCATGGATCTTCCTAGCTTATGCATGCGCTCGCGGTTCAAGATCGAAGATATACTGAAATGCGTTCAGTAGAATGAAGTTCAAAGAAAACCTTAAGACAAATGTCCACCCCTCCTCCGGCCAGCGTTCTGCTTCGTGCCGCACAGGTGTCGATGGCCGAGGATCGTCCAATTTACCTAGACTATTTCCAGGACAGCCTCGATAAGAAGTGCTGCATCGGTGTACGCGAGACGGAGAAGTTTTTGGTGAAATCCGACTCGGAGTACACGTCCACCATCCAGTCCGTATTCAAGTGCGAGAGCTGCTACATCGTGATGACGGAGAACAGCCTGTACATTGTGTCCACGGAGATTCCCATCAAGAAGATTCTGAGCAACGCTGCTACCGTCTAAACAATCTACTCTAAGAACGGTAATGGAACTCATGTTTCCACCGCCACACTACTTTTTATTCGAACCGCTCAATGATGTGGAAACAACCAAGCTCTGGTCTGCTTACAAAGAGAAGTACGGATACCAGTGCGAATTTTCCGAAGTGGACGCCGCGGAAATCAATTCGGCCGAATCGTTTTCGCCGTGGTTCGATAACTGGATCTCCCAAGTTCCGGCACGTCAATCGACCAGAGTCCGAATTCTTCTCATATGGCACTCCGAGTTCCTGACGTATTCCTGCCAGCAAATGCTGCGGCGGTCTTTGGAGCAGCGATCTTTCCGGTGCAGAGTATGGTTCCACGCCGAAGACCCCACGGCCATCCAGCCGGCCATTTGTAGTCGGTGCGTTTCAAAACGAATTCCCACTGTTGTACGCTGTCCGACCATATATTAAAGACAATGAAGGTCGTAGTGTTCACGGACGGAGCGTGCTCGGGAAACGGAAAGAAGGGATCGCGTGCCGCATGGGCGGTGTGGTTTCCCGATCACAAACATATATCCAAAGCGGCCGAAGTTCCCGCAGACCAGCCCCAAACCAATCAGCGCGCAGAACTCATGGCTATTTCCGAAGCCGTTCAGATTATCGAGAAGAACTTTCCGTATGAGACGGACATTCATATCTTTACGGACTCAATGTATTCCAAGGACTGCTTGACGAAATGGTTGCCCGCTTGGCTCTCGAAAAACTGGAAGACGCAGCAGGGGAAGGACGTATGCCACCGGGACCTGATCGAGGACACGTCCACCCGCCTCTCGAAGTTCAATTCGTTCATGTTCACGCACGTCGAGGCGCATACGGGCGGAACCGATTACAACAGCGCGAACAATGCTCAAGCCGACCAGATGGCGACGCGCGTCCTCAACCCAAGCGAACCCGAGGTCAAGATCATCACGAACACGCAAGTCGCAGTTGACGGCATGCCGCTAAGCCTTATGGGTCCTCCCGTCAATGACTCCATCATTCTCGCGTGGTGCCGAGCCAACCTCGATAAACTCGACGAAGCTTCACTGAACACCGCCCTCATTTCAGCACTCAGCAAAACGGTCAAGAAAAAGGGATTCGAGCTCGTAAAACAGAAGCTGCACAGACACACGCAGTACCGACTTCTCTCGGCAAATCATTTAATTGCAGAAGGTACCGTTATAGTAAAGGAGGAATGAGTGTGACGGCATATCATTTCTGGTCGCCAACGTGCGGTCCCTGTAAGGTCATCAAGCCTGCGATTGAAGACCTTAAGGAAGAGTTTCCGTCCGTGTCGTGGGTGGTTGTGAATACGCACGAGGACCGGGAAGGTCTGTCGCGTTCACTGGGGGTTCAAGTTGTTCCGACGATTGTTGTTATAGCGCGGTCGAAGGAGGGCGCTACTCTGTATACCGAGAAGCACTCGGGCACTGCGATGGTAGGGTACTACCGAATCCTGCGATCGGCTATGCGATCGGTTCAGCAATAATCGTGTTGTCCACTACGCCGTTCCGCACGGCTTCAAAAATCATCGTATTATTTCCAGGTGCTCCGGGGACTGCACACGTCTCAGGAACCTTTTTAGATGCAGCAGCAGTAGACTTACCGGAACTATTCAAGTCCAGTGCGTCTGATGTTAGAGTAAACGGCGAATTTGTCGTGAACGACTCTTTTCCCTTCACACTTAAAGTGACCCCTAATCCGTTCGCGGCCCATGCTCCCCAGAAGCCGATACTTCCGCCAAGTATACCTACGACCCAAGCCATAACAAGTCCGAGCCAATCGACTGGAGGGCACCTGCTGAAGTAGCTGGCTTGAGATGTGATCACTGCAGTTTGGGCGCAGGCAAGTCCAAGGACCGTGAATGTTGCGAATAGAGAATTTGATGCGTCCGACCCGGCCATATTCGCATCACGCCACAGTCCATTCAGGAAATAGAACCCGACTGCGAGTGTGAAGACAATCACGGACGGAGATTTGGACGGGATCAGGGGAAGATTACCAATATAAATTGGGAAATCACATACTCCCCCGGGGGGTGTAGGTACTGGTCCAACACCTGCCATTATTACCTAGAGTGTCTTTATTTTTCAAACTGGAAGTTAAAGTCGCCCGTATAAGTTCACTTTTACACGTGATAACCCATCTTTTAACTGGGAAAACCCTCCCCGGAACACAAGTCCATCCAGAAGGTAATTCAGGATCATAGCTATAATTCCTACAAGAAGACCCACCATAATGTTCGTGTTCTCAAAGAACATCGCCGCGAATACGGTGAACATTCCGAGCGAGATCGGTATATACAGAACGACCATCTTGGCGATCTGCCATAAGTACTGTCCTTCGCCGTCAGCCTTTACCCCAAAATATCCACCAACCAGTGCCGCACCCACAATAATAATGAAGTTAATAACTGCGAGGACAGTTCCAGTACTACTGTCCATTGATTATTCCTAAGATACAAAATAACGCCAAACTACAAATGAGTATTTACAGCTCGACCACTCAACAGTGGGGCGGGAACTGCAATGGACCCGCTCAGAGCCCTATCAATCTTTCGCAGACATTCGCGAAACCGTGCGATGTCTTGTGCGAACTCATTTTTGACGAGGCGTACACCACAACAGCGAAAGTCAGCATAACCGATTTCGGAGTTATGCTCTTCAACCAGGCGGGTCTAGGAACGTGTAAGTTTAACCAGGAGGGGTACACGTGCAACGCGATCATCATCAGTCATCCAAGCCAGCACACCATCGAGAACATTCAGGCAGACGCGGAAGTCATGGCCGTGTTCAAGACCCCCACCGGCAAAAGTCTCGTTGTGAGTTCGCTTGTCCGAGTCAATCCCGCCCCGACGCCTGCGAGCAAATTCTTGAACGCGTTCATTTCTTACGCGAACCCCGAAGCGCCCACCGACATAAAGCTGGGGAGCGATTGGACGATGGGAATGATGGTTCCCACGACGGGAGCGTACTACATCTACGACGGAACATTCCCCTTCCCCAACTGCGATAAGACGAAATGGGTCGTCTTCAACTCGATGATCAATATGGACGCTGCGGATTTCGCTTTACTGACCAAGAATGGGCCGGCTGGATCGCGGCCGCTCCAGCCGCTCGGAGATCGGGAGGTCTACTTCAACAGCGCGGACCACCTTGCTGGAGGGGTCATGCCTCACGACAATAAGGTATACTTGCGTTTACGCCCAGCAAAGGGAACGACAGTACCAACTGGAGGCGGAGAAGTGTCTGCCGCCCCTCTCGCGGCAAAAAAAGAAGAAGGGTCTGGTGTTCTCGCAAAGACGCAGGAGTGGCTAAGTAGTCAAGTTGCCACGAATGGGTATATTGCGATGATCGATGTGTCTCTCATGATTCTAGCAATCGGAGTTGCTTTGTACTTCGCGTTCTATCGGCATCGTGAATTCGCTCCACTTATGATGCTGAACCCGCTCGCGCTTCAGTTCGGGCGCTGGCTCCGTTCCTTTATTATAAGCCCGTCGGCGCCTAGCGTTTAATTAATGCCGACGTTCGTCCCAAAACGTCTCGTAATCCTCGGGCTCTTCGTCCCATGCGGTGTCTTCGGGTTCCTCGATAGGGGCATCGCCGTTATCTAGAGCTTCCTGTACCTTGTCTCGCTTGACTCTAATTTTTCGCTCGACCGTCGTCCATTCGTCGACAGGAACTTCGGGGGCTGGGTTCGTGGCCTCAGGCTCCCGAGGAACTTTCTCGTCGTCATCCGTGAATTCCCACGTCCGTTCGAACCTTGAGGGTGCGGCCGGCGAGTGTCGATGAAGCGTCAGTTCGCGATTCTTGTATGGGTTTTCTAGAGGCTCAGATGCCTTCTCTAGAAAACTTGGACCCTGGAAGGTTCGTTGGGGGCGCCGGCTTGCTGGGAATTCGGGGAACTCCGATTCCACGATCTTGATTTCCTGTATCTTCTCTACAGGGCGGCCAACCTTGCGATTTCGGAGGTGAGGGGGTACGTACGTTGAGGACATGTGTGTTCCGTATACTGAATTGGGAAAATCCATTTTGAAAAACGAACTTACATACTCATTCAATCTAGAATCTAAAGATGACGTTCGGAGTAAGTATCGCTCCGAATGGGGCTGTGGCCGATATCAGCATCCCCGCAAAAACCCCGGACGTCCTAGAATGGATTCGCAAGAAGTACAAGACCACCCACATCCAATTTCAAGGAAAGATCCAAGATCCACTGAAGGAAAGCCAGTGGCTCGCAGTGTTCGCAGAGACCTGCGAAGACCAGGATTCTGCGAACTCACATATGCTTCCATCGCCGTTTGATGAAGAGATGTATTCTGGGCATATTATCATCCTGGCGACAGAGTCCGATGATCAAGACGAGTACGACCCCCACATTTCATCCTACACGAACTTGAAGGCGTCGGACTACAATGCTCTCTATCAGGAATGGACGTTCGCAGACGATGCGGAGGACGAGGACGGCGAAGGCATTCTTCCGGACGAGGACGCAGACAACGATGAGGAGGATGTAGGTGACGACGAAGAGGACGAAGAGGACGTCGTTCGCGAACTCGTTCATGCTCGCCCCGTTCATTCAAGGTCGAAGAATGTGTTCGTAGACTCTCCTATCCGCGACAAAGTGGTGGAAAACTTCACGGAGATGCTCGGGAACGAAGAGCTGGCCAGGACGCTGGAGGACTCGGTTCTGCATGTCATCAGCGACCAGGCGCTCAAGGAGGGAATTGAGGTGGACTGGGGCAATCGCGTGTTCTGGAGCATGTACCGCAATCGCGCCGTGTCCATTTACGAGAACGTGGTGGGCGACAAGGGGTACGTTCAGAACACGGAGGGGTGGCTACACAAACTCGTAAGCGGAGAGATCACGCCCCGTCTATTTGCGGAAATGACGGCCGTGGACATGTTCCCCAAACGATGGAAGGCGTCCATCGAGCGGATTATCGAGAAGGAGAAGATTCTCTACACGGACAAGGCCACGGCGTCTATCTTCCTGTGGTGCTCTCGGTGTAAGAAGAAGGCGAAGTGTGTATACTACCAGCTTCAGACACGCTCGGCAGATGAACCGATGACGACGTTTGTGACGTGTCTTGAGTGCGACCGGCGCTGGAAATTTTAATCACCGAACTTTCGGTCGATGGAACGATGATGGAGAGCTTCGGAGATTTGTAGATTGGGTCTAGAAGCTCGTCCGAGGGCTTGTCGCCCTTGCCGACCGCAAACGGAGAGTCCACATTACCAGGGTACACGTAGATAGGATGGAGGCCGTTCGTTATTTCCGGCTTCATGACGTCGGGAGTCGTCGTTGAAAACTTCGACTTGAAATCTTGTATGATGGTGTCCGGAATCTGGGGGGACGTTTCCTCCAGACGGCCGCACTCATCGCGAACGATTTTTAGCATGTCTTTTGCGGCCATCCGTTCGGATCGTGGAAGCGCAAGCTCGATGAGGATGAACTTGTATATCTTTTTGTACGTTATATCCGCTATACGGTGAGATTCTGACCTCTTTGCCCATGCGAAGTAGCTGTTGACCGTCGTCAGGATCGCGACGGAAAGAGTTATGAGCCCGATAACGATGTTCGCTACGCCAGTATCTCTGACCAGTGCTGGTATGCCGATGGACGCAGACCCAGACAAGGTGGCCATCACAATGGAGGGCAGAGTGATTGTTGTGCTGAGCCTGGAATACAATTTTTCCGATCGGTCATGCAGCCAAGAGTAACAGAGCGCGCGTTCGCCTTCGTCGGACAGTATCTTTTCAAGTTGTGAGTTCCATGATGCTTGTCCAATCGATTCATCCATTGTAATTTCCTAGTAGTATTTAATGGTGTGGGTGTATGACGACGTACACCTCACGTCTGACGAAAAAAAAGTTGAACACTTTGTGTTCAAACGAATAAAGAACAAGACGGTGTCGGAACAGACGGTGAAATTATTGAGTCTGTATTCATACTTGAAGCAGCATACGTTCCGCAGCCCAAAACAGATCGAAGCATCTGCGTTCTACGATAAGAAGCATACTCGCCCGATTTTCGATGAGAAAACCGCGGCTCAGCTGTTCAAAGCATTGAAACAAAAAGGCGGCCGGTCGATCACGCATCCCGCGAGCGACCAATTGGTTCGCGATATTATAACCGGAACTCAGTCGTATCTTCCGAATTTTCTGACTGGTCCGGCAAACGCAATCTATAAAATGATTACTGGCCCGGTCGTTTTAGCGGAGGATAAGATACCACTTCTCCGTACTGCACTTACACTCGGAAAGGCCTCGGCCAAACTGGGAGACTCGGTCGCAGAAACTGTGGCGACGGATGTCGCAGGTCCCCTCGGCACGGCCGTTGTTGCTATCCCAGTGGCCATTGTGGGCATGAGTGCAGCGATCGTGTCTGTCGCCGAGGACGATTTGGGCGGCGCAGTGTCTCAATTAGCGCAGGCCACTCCGTTTATTGGCCCGATACTCGTCAGCGCATTGAATGCGTATGAAGATATAAATCGCCCAGCGCCCGTAAAAAAGGGCGGCAAACGGTTTTCAACAAAGCGGAATAGTATACCTAAATGTCCGAGGACTCGACGGAACAAGTGCGCACGATCCTGAAGGAGTGGGTCACGCTCGACGACCAGGAGCGCAACCTTCGCGCCCAGATCAAGCAGATTCGGGATAAGAAGACGCAGAACTCGGAACACATCCTGAAGTTCATGCGCGACAACTCTGTCGACGACTTCAAGCTGGAAGGTCAGGGAAGTCTTAGTCGGTCTGTGCGTACATCTCGCCCTCCTCTGCGTCGTGATCAGATTCGGACTCAGCTGCTTATACAGTTCGCTGACCAGCCCCAGCGTGTAGCCGAAGCTCTTCGCTCCATCGAAGGCGTGCAGGAAGGAGACGATACTCCCGCTATCGGGACGCAGCGCGAACTGCTCGTTCGCCGCGTGCCCCGCGAAAAGAAGTGAGTGTTTCTAGTGAAAAACAAAGAGCATGCTAGATATATTACGTTCGTAGCAGTTCCGGCAGTCTTGTCTTTCGTAGGGTTGTGGCTCACTCGTGGCCGAGTGTACCGAACCATGTTTTAGAAGAGGCGCTTAATCGCCTCTCGTGCCGACAACTGTTCGGCTTGTTTCTTCGTGGGGGCGGTTCCGATACCGAGGTGGTTTCCTCGTTCGTCGACTGCCGCCATAGTGTACATATTCGTCGCCGCCGAAATAACAGCGTAGGTCGGCGTGTGGTGAAACTTCGATTGGTACAGTTTCTGCAACTGTTCCTTGTAATTCCGGTTGTTCATAAGAATTCGCGGAATATCAATGTAGACTTCTACCAAACAGATCACGAACGAGTACAGTGTTTTGAAATCGTTATTTGAATCGGTCCACAGTGCTCCAATAAATGCTTCTAGGATATCTCCTAGTTTCTTGGAGTTCGTTCGTCCCGAACATACATCCTCGTTGTGCCTTGAAATAATGTAGAACTTATCGAGCCCAATTTTCTGGCTCAGAGTTCCTAGCATTTCATTGCACACAATCTCCTTCTTCAGATCCGTCATGAATCCTTCGTTCTCGTCGGGGAACCGCTTCATGAGGTATGTTGATACACACGCTCCCAAAATGGAATCTCCGAGATGTTCGAGTCGTTCATACGATTCGTCGAATAAGTTCAGGCAGTCTCTCGGCTTTTCGGCGAGCTGAGCCTCTTCTCCCGTGGGAGATGTGTACTCTGATCGCTTGACGTACGAGGAATGAATCATCGCACGCTGGTACAGCTCAACGTTATTGACTCTGAACTCACAATTATGCTTCGAAAGAATCGCTTGGATATCCGACTGGGTAAACAAGCGATTTTTTGAGTTGAAGGGATTGTAGAAAACGGTCGCATTCATTTTCTTTGTTTGTGTACCTTCCTTTTACGCTTTAAAGTCCGTTTTCCACCGGATGACCCGTCGGGAATACTTTTCCGAACGATGTCGTCCAGCTTCTTCCAGTTCGTCAAAAAAAGCTGGGCCTCTTGGGGCTGCTCAGCTTTCAGCGTGGTCAGTGCTCCCGTGAGAGCCTTGGCGATATCTGGCTCGTACTTCTCAATCAGTCCGGGAATTTGCTGGATGGCCGCGTCTCTTGCCGCGCTCGCGGCCAGGTTTTTCAGAGCCGTGAACGCCATTTATGAATACTCTAGATTTTACTCATCATTGTCTCCGGGAACTGTGCGCGCAAAGCTAAACTCGTCGGCCACGAGCGCCGCCTTACGCGTATCCACAATGAACTTTACGAGGCCTTCCGCGTTAATTTGGGTCGCCGATGCGAAGTATTGCGCTGTGATATCTTTCAGATCCTTCTGGGAGAGAGTCCAGGGCTTCGTCCATTCCGCAGGGCGCTTGATTGAGATGGTCGATCCGTCCTCTTCGATCTTCATCTTCTTGAACTCGCTGAACTCGGGGCGCTTCACAATATCCGCGATCTGCATCTCGACAATCTTGCGGGCGTCGCGCTTTTCGTATACGACCGCATTCAACTTACGCAGATCGTCGTCGATCTCGCGATAGCTCTTGATACACTTCTTCAGTTCGGATAGAGTCTCCTGCATTTTTACTTATACATGCTGGCTAGAAGAATATCCGTTTTCAATACAATGTACTTCGATGCGAAGGAAATAGAAAACCTTCGCCAGGTTTTCAACCGCGAACACCCCTCTAAAAAGCCCGTAGCGAAAGGACATCCGGACAAGGTTTGGAAAGATATTGAGACCCGGCTTCAGGACAAATGCGATAAAAAGAACGCCGAGTGCGTGATTGTATCACTCCTATCGAAACCCAAAGCTCCCTCGACATGGAGAACAAACCCGGAAGAATGGTTGTCCTCCACGGACATTGATGGGGTCGAGAAACAGTTCAAGAAGATCTTTCCCGAATACTACTACGTGGGAACAGTCCCTATCGATTTTGGAACGAAATCCACGACCGGAACGTGTCTCGTGAACTCTCTGTGCTCGCTCGACATTCGTGCGATCTACAAGAAAGGGTATCGCCAAATCGGCATCATCTTCAATACCGATAAAAGTACGGGGCCGGGCGAGCACTGGATCGCGCTGTTCTGCGACATCCGGCCGGAGCTGGAGTTTCCCCGCATAACCTACTTCGATTCCTACGCGAAAAAGCCGGAAAAGGAGATCCAGCAATTGATGAAACGATGGTCGGACGCATGGAACTCGACGGGCGTCCACGCCAAGCCGATGGACATAACCTACAATAACACCCGCCACCAGTTCGAGGATTCCGAGTGCGGAATGTACTCTCTGTATTTTCATCTGTGCTGCCTTGTCGGAACCCCCATGAACAAGAGAATCCCAGACCAGGTTGTGCGGGGATTTCGCGGGCTTCTCTTCAAAGTATAATACAATGGACACTGTTTGGTGGGTGGGAATTCTGGCGCGCGTGTTCTTCGTCGGCCTGATCGTCTACGCATTTTTCCAGGCGATTATTCATCGTAGTAATTAATAATGGACTGGTACCAGTATTGCGGTCTAGTCATTGCGGCATCCGTTGTGATCAGCATTATCGGATACGTCATTTACAAGCTGGTGACTCCGTCCTCTATCCAGGCGTCCGTGGAAGCTGAGTCTACGTTTAACGCGTACAAGGCGGTGATGAAACTTGCGCCGCTGGGCTGCCCTACAACCCCGTCCTATCGGCTGTGCGATTACTATATGGCGTCGTCCGCTTACTCTCTGTTCCCGGGCTCAAAGATTTACGATTACATCACCGACAGCGTGATTCCTCCGCTCATGAAGTCGGGGCCGCGCCTCGTTGAGCTGGACATTTATTCGGACGACGCGGGGAACCCGGTGGTGGGGCTGAAGAACCAGGCTCTTGGAACGGACTATGCTTACAACACCGTATCGTTCGAAGCGTGCTGCGTCGCGCTCGCCAACAACGCGTTCAATTCGGTGAGTTGCCCGGTCGCGTCCGATCCGTTCGTTCTCAGTTTGGTGTTCCATACCGAAAAGACGACCGTTCTGAACGCGTGTGCCCAAATCCTGAAAGATACGTGCCATGCCTTCTTGCTGGACTCGTCGTACAGCTACCAGCGCAAGAACTTGGCGGTGGAACCGGTGTGCAATCTCCAGTCGAAGCTGATCATTGTGTCTGGGCCCGAAACGAAGGGAACGTTAATGGAAGAACTCGTGAATTTGTCGTGGGGAACGTCCCATCTCCGGCGGTTAACGTACAAACAGGCGTCTCAGACACAGGACAGCGACGAGCTCATCAACAACAATCGCAATAACATCACGATGGTCGTACCGGATATTGGGGCGGATTTGGTGAATGTGAACCCCCAAATTCTTTTGACGTACGGATGCCAGTGGACGTTAATGAATTACGGGTCGGTGGACAGTGCGATGGAGGTGTATATCGGCGAGTTCCAGGAAAACAGTCTCGTTCTCAAACCCGAGCCCCTTCGAGCCCTTGCGGTTAAAAAGTATGCTCAACCGGTACTCCCAGACCCGGCGGTCAGTTTCCAGCCCATGCAGAAAACGTCTCCGATCTACACCATCACTGTCTAGACCCACCCACACCTAATAAATTCTCGCGTTTAAACAAAATGTCGAAGTGGATGGCTCACCTCAAGCAGACGATGCGCAAGAACAAGGGCATGAAGCTCGGCCAGGCCATGAA